TTGGCAAAGACATTGAAATTAGCAGAGACAGATAGGAAGGAGAGGGTTATGAAACAAGTAAAAATAAAATGTTTTAATTGTGGAGAGATTGATACAGAAGAAAAGTTTAAATGTTCAACAACTCCCACAACCGACAGTGATGATAGACTAGAAGATGAACCACAATTGATAGATGTAGAATGGAAATGCAGATGTGGATCGTTAGCATATAAAGTTTTAAGGGAGGAAGTATGACTTTATTATTAAGGTTAAGCGACAAAGATATGGCTAAAGCTACACAGGCAGGAGCCTTTCGCTCACAGCTTGCAAGAGCTTCTGGAGTGGGCAACCAAAAAATAGATCTTAATCGTTCTGATAGCGAGATAGATATTGACGGCATCAAATCAGAGATGGCAGTAGCAAAAGTATTTGAATTAGAATATGACCCGTTTCATTTTGGAGTAGACACAGGTGTTGATCTCTGGTCAGGAGACATATCCATTGATGTCAAATCAACGAGACATGATAATGGTCATCTTATTTTTAAAAATACTGATGCCTTCAAATCAAATGTAGCAATCTTATGTGTCGTAAAAGACTTTACTGTTAAAGTCTGTGGAGGTATCGAGAGGGTGTCGTTTAAAAAGAATCATAAAAGAATAAAATTTAATTCTAATTACCCCTCATGCCCAGCTGTCGCACAAGAAGAACTTCAACCAGTAGAAGATATATGGAGACTGATGATCAAATCTAAATTTGCTACAGAAGGAACAGCTTTATACGATTATAAATCTTTTCCTTTTGTAGATAAGAAAGGATAAATAATGTGGATAATACCAAAGAATCTATCAGACATCTGTCCCTCTGTTCAGGATACGGAGGGATCGACCTTGGACTCAGAAGAGTTCTGCCAGAGTGCCGAACAATCGCTTATGTGGAGATCGAAGCCTTCGCTATCCAAAACTTGGTTGACAAGATTGAAAAGAAACAATTGGATGCAGCACCTGTTCACACGAACCTTAAAACATTCCCGTTCAGAAAGTTTCGAGGATGTGTGGACATCATCTCTGGGGGATTCCCCTGCCAACCTTTCTCAAATGCTGGGACAAAGCAATCAACAGAAGACCCCCGACATCTCTTCCCCTACATCCTCGAAGGAATCAGAGAGTGCCGACCCTCAGTTGTCTTTCTTGAGAATGTCGAAGGAATTATCTCAAGCAAAACAGGAGATGGAGAACCCGTTCTCAAGTATGTCCTTAGAAGCTTGGAAGAAGTGGGTTACCGAGCAACGGCAGGAGTATTCTCAGCGTCAGAAATTGGCGCACCTCACCAGAGAAAACGAGTCTTTATCATGGGCTACTCCAAACACGATGGATCATATGGCAGAAAGATCTCCAGAAGCAATGGAGAGACAGTTCGCAACACACAGGAAGGGAAGGACACGACCTTCCAACCTACGGGAGCAAGTCAACTGGCCGACAGCGACAGTTGCAGGATTGGTGGAGGGTGGAGTAGCGGCGAAAGTGAAACTAACTCCAACAGGTTTCAAAGCAGTAAGGGAGAACGGCACAGAATACGGAGCCAAGCTTCGGGATGCAGTGGAGACTTACGAGAACTGGCCGAAGGACAGAAAGGGAAAGACAAGACAATGGGCAACCCCAACATCCAGGGATTGGAAAGGAAGTTACAAACCAGAGTCAATGACCAGAAAGGATGGGAAGAGTCGGATGGATGCACTACCTCAGATGGCAGAGTACGATCCGACAACATGGCCGACACCAGCGACAAGGGATTACAAGGGAGCCAACGGATTAGAGTCTACCCAGAAAAAGATACGGGAAGGGAAGAGAGCCAACATGGGTCAATTGCCCAATGCTATCATGATTGTTGGCCATCAAGACCAAACGAACCCCAATACGAATGGGAAGAACCCCGTGTCTTTGAAGCTAAATCCAAACTGGGTGGAGCAATTGATGGGTCTGCCAGTAGGGTGGACTCAAATCAAAACAGAACAGACAGATTAAGATTGCTTGGTAATGGTGTTGTGCCGGGTGTAGCTGAGAAAGCCTTCAAGGTTTTATTTAAAAAATTAAATCATTAGGAGAAAAGATATGACAGACAAATCAGAAGAAGAACAAGAAGAAGAAGCAGAAATTTCTTTAAATTCAGCAGGACATTTATGTGAAGATTTAATAAATTTTATAGAGGAACAAACTATAAACATGCCACCAGAGCATCATGAAAAAGTAAAACTATTTGCTTGTTTGATGGGTTCTGCTCTTTATCATAAAGGTATTATTAAGGATTTAAACGATGACATAAAAGAAAAAAATCTTGATGAAGCTGTATATGAATTACTAAATCAATTTATAAACGACCCAGACATAGAACTATTTAACCACGTGAAACATTAGGAGAAAAGATATGAGTGATTTGTTTTCTGTAAATCAAAGCGAAGAACTAGAGCAAGCAGTACGTGATGCTTTGGATCAAGTGGAAAAAAAGTTTGGTGTTACATTTAATTTTAAGAAGAAGAGGAGAGTTAAGAGTAAAACTTTTACATTAAATATAGAGGCTGTTAAATCTATCAATGAATGTAATGTGGATTACCTGTCTAAAGATTATGTAGATCACTGCGAAAACTTTAACTTGAAAAGATCTTGGCTCTGGAAAGAGTTTATATTAGATGACAAATTCTACAAGATAATTGGGTTGATTAAAAACAATAAGGAGAATCCTTTAGTTGTTTTAACTGAAGACAATGAAAGAAATAAGATGCCACATATATATGCCATTGAATACTTCTTGGCAAACCCGGTTAAACCTAACCTTACTGTTATTTGTAACAATAATTAAGGAAAGATTATGACATATATAACAATTATAAATTTATTTATTGCTGCTTTAATATGCCTTTCTCCAGCTATCATTCCTTTGGTTGCACTAAGAAAAAAAATACATCTATATCCTACAGGGATGGCCGTTTGCTGGACCATGTTTATAATAATATTGTTCTTTACTTTCTTCCTGTGAAATATATCTCTAGCGTAAGACCATTGTTACTAAACACTAAAGGCTCCTTTTGTAGGAGCCTCATCTTCACCAAACTTATAACGTCATAAGATAGTACAAACTCAGTACCATATTTTTATATATATGTCAATAATACGAGGGCATTTATAATTAGAGTTATAGATTTATTTTAATTCTATAACTCTTTATAGCAACAGAAGCGTCAATAAAATTGCTGTTGTATATTTTCTTTGCTAACTCTAAAGGATCTATATCTAATTCAGACCAGAATATTTTCTCACCTATGTTGTGCTGTTTAGTATGATGCTCTCGGCACAAAGGAAGAACCCTATCATCAGGAGGCTTTATACCTGTGCCATTGAACCCTATTCTTATATGAGCAGCATCACACGGGGACTTAAAGCAAACAACACAAGGGAGCCTCCTGATTTGTTTTAACCAAGAGTTATCCCTTAGTGGTTTGTTTTTTAAGAGAATTTTTCTATTCCAATTACTTCATAGACTTCATTAAGCAAAACATTCTTCTCCATCCCTGGCCACAATCCTTTAGGGCTGATGATAAAGTCTATAGCTCTATCAAGAAATGTATTAAATCCTTCTTGATCACTCATCTTAAATGAAATGCTTTTTGGAAATTGTATTATCTCACCATCTCCCATCATAAAAGATTGGACATGACCGCTTCTTAACTTGATGTAGTTAGAAAGATCTTCGCTAGATTCAAACATGCTTTGATTTTCAAGCACAAGATTTATTAAACCCCAGTACATTCTGTGTTGGGTNATACTTCTTTTGTTTCTTTTNTTTACACTAAGAATAGTATCAACCTCCATACCATTTATCAAAGACTGATCTTCAGCATCAAGAGGTTTTATAATCTTAATAGATACACCATTAACCTCTGACTCTATTACCTTACCAAAAATTTCTTTAGACATCGTTCCACCAAGCCTCCTTCATTGGGATTGATTTTTCCTTTGGAATATCTACAGCAGGAATAGCGAAATTAAAATCTCTATACACACCAGTAGACTTTTCATAACTCAATACACTCATTCCAATCTTACCAACCCATTTAAAACGACACTTCCATACATGGATTTCAGTACTACCTTCAGTATCAGGCACTCTATGTACAGATATTCCAAGGTCTGCCTTTGCAAACCATGCTGCACTACCACTTATATCATACCCTTTAGGCACAGGAAAGCTACCACC